TGCTGACCTGCAATTCACGGGTGCAGAGAACCCGGAGCGGCTCGGCGTAGCCCCATACAGCCGCCATGAGTGCCGCCGTCTGTGACTTGCCCGATCCGCGCCCGCCGTATGCTGCTCGATACTGGACGGCCCCACGCGCGGGCGTGAATATCGGCACAAGGGAGGGCGGTATCTCAATTACCGCTTCCATCCGCCCCTTTGATGATGATGGTGGTGGGCGTCATGCTGCCATCGCTAGACGTGTGATCTACTTGTGCTGTCTCGCGCCATCCCGCTTGCGTTTTGAGGTAGAACATCGCGGCCACCTTATCGCCGTCGCGGGCCTGCTGGATCAGGCTTTGCGCCACTGCGCCGATAGCCCTTGCCTTGCCTCTTTTATACCGTTCGGAAATTTCAGGCTCGCGGTCTAGCATGGCAAACCACGTTGTTTTGCCTATGCCGAAGTAATCCGCGATCTGCTCTTGCGTCAGGTATGCGGCCAGCGCCTCGACTTGGGCGCGCTGCTCATCGGTGAGGGTCTTGGGCGGGCGTCCTCGGGTCATTTTCTCAATTTAAATGGTTGCGTTTTGTTTTGTCTTCGGCAGAGTAAGTAGCACACAGGAGGATATCATGAAACAAAACCCGCACGAAATTTTTTGCCTTGAAAACGCTGTCAGCTTTACCGCAGTGCGTGGATTTGGTCGCAATCGCGTCCGCACGGATCATACAAGCCGCGCCGAAGCTGAAGCCGAGGCTGCGCGCTACGCTGATGGACGAACAATGATTTACGCCATCACCGCCACTGGAAACAGCGCCCACATCTGCAACCTCTAAGGGCACGCTGGCCCCGTTACATTCCAGAAAAGCACCAGCCCGGCCCCATGCCGGGCTTTGCATATTCTCCAAGCCTTTGCGTCATAGTGCGGGCATGAAGGGAAAGGCGGCTGGCCCTTGATCGCTTTTGAAAAAGGCATGCCCGCCTTGTGGATCGTGGCGCCATGCACTTCCTGCGGCGTCAAATCTCGCCCCACCTGCACCACATGCCGCCGAGCATTGGGCCATGCCCGCGCTAGGCTTCGAGCCAATACGCCGGAACCGCTGGCGCACCATACCTCGTCAGGCTCAAGCCTTGTCGCTCGCGCAGCCGCCGCTATTGTTTCGATAGCCTCAGGCAAGTTAACGCCGAAGGGTGCCAGCTTTGCCCCTGTGCGCTGGCAGTATTCGCGCGCCCGCGCCTGCACTACGTTCAGATAGCCGTGCGGCACCTGCATGCCCTTCGCGCCTACGCGCTTTGCCTCTAGCGCCCTGTCGTGCGGCTGCTTGCGCTTGGCGACAAAGATTGTTGCGCGTTTACCGAGCGTTGCAGCCGTGTGCGCAAGGGCCGTCTGCGCACCTCCCTCTGCCGGGCTGGCATAGACCACCTCGTCCGCGTCCTGATACAGCACCAGCAAGAAACGCGCCTTCGTGCCACCCGGAAACAGATCGTCCCGCGCAACGGCAATTCCGCCGTGATATGTTACGACTGGCGGCGTCACAGTTCCTCGCCAAGATCAGCATTTTCAGCGTCAGGAATATGCACCTCAACCGAGCCGCAGGCTTCTGTGGCCCGCTTGCCGTCGCCCTTCACAAAAATCAGCACGTTCTGGTGCGTCTTGCCCAGCTTGCGCCCGCTGGCAAACTGCCGCCCGACGCGGATCGGCAACGAACCGACAGATGTGACGAGTATCGCCTCATTGTAATAGTGCAGCCCCGCCGCCCTAAACGCCTCGACTGTATCCCCGACGAAGTTGTAATAATTGCCCTTCTTGTCGCGCACATCGCCCACGACGAAGCAGGCGAAGCGGTCTTGTTTCAAGCGTCTGCAAGCCTTGGCGATAATGTCAAAATAGGCGGGCCGAAAGTCCTCATAACGAAGCGTTGACAAGTCATTCGGATCATCGCTGTAGACCTCAAGATCGGCATACGGCGGGCAGGAAAAAACAAAGTCCGCGTCCACGTCTGCGCATATGCGGTCAATGTTCCGGCTGTCGCCTGTGTGCCAGACTGGCGGCAAATCGGCGCAAAGCTGATCTCCCTGCAAACGGTTTGCCGCCACTTGTTCCTCGCGCAACTCCACGCCGATGTATTGCCGCCCTAGCCGTGACGCCACAATCCCGCGCACCGAGCCGCCCGCGAACGGGTCAAGGATAGTTCCGCCTTGCGGGCAGAACCAGCTATAGGCAAGCTCGCAGAGGACCGGATCAAAGATCGACGTGCCGGATGTTTCAGAACCGGCCCAAGCGTCACCGCCCTGATATCCCTCACTCCACTCACGCCCCGCAGCATTTCCGCCGCCGCCGGGTCTAACAGCTGCCTTACTCACCTTGCCACCCCCCATACTACATGCTCGCCGCGCATCAGGTCTTGGCCGAATGTTGCCGCCTTGCGCTTAGCCATTGCGGCCTCCAATGTTCTTAAGGCCAGTCAAGCGGTTTCCGTCCTTATCATAGCCCGCAACCATCGGAGACCCCCCAGGGGCCGCATGGTGGCCGTTTTCCCCACGGCCCAACTCGCTTTTAATCCCCAGCGCCAGCCACGCCCGCTTGCGCGACTGCCACCAGCCTTCACGGGCATTTAGCACGCTAAACGGCGCAATTCCGAACTTGTCCGCAAGGCTGGCCGTGCTGCCCTCGTTTGCGCCCTGGCCCGGCAAATCCTCGTCGGCCATTTCAAAGCCTTGCAATTCGTCAATGCTAAAGCCCGTCAACTCAAGGTCAAAGCCCATGTCGCGGAGTTCGCCGAACTCGACGCGGAGCATTTCGTCGTCCCAGCCAGCGTTGAGGGCCAGCTTGTTGTCGGCAATGACGTAGGCGCGGCGCTTGGCCTCGCTCCACCCGGTTGCGGTCATGCAGGGCACGTCCTCGATACCTAGCTTCTGCGCGGCCATGACGCGCCCGTGACCTGCGATAATGCCGCCTGTTTCGTCAATGAGGATAGGCATGGTCCATCCCCATTCGCGGATGCTGGAAGCGATCTGCGCGACCTGCTCGGGGCTGTGCGTGCGGCTGTTGCGCGCGTAGGGCACAAGGTCCGAAACCTTGCGGCGCTCAACCTTGTCTGCGGGCCAATCCATTATCCTATCTCCTACACGCAAGCGCCGCCCCGGCTTTCAGGCTATGCTTCGGGTTCAAATCCTCAATGCGCCCGGCGCTTGCGTTGGTGGTGGAGCCGCCCGGAATCGAACCGGGGTATCCGCGTGCCCTTGTGGGGGCGGTGCGGTCTATCCTGTCGGCCCCGTAACTTGTCCTGTTGATTGTCGCATATGGTGGGGCGTGGAGCAAGTTGCGCTTCGTTTGCGTCGTAGTCGCTCGCCGTCTCGCCTCCGCAGCAATGGTCAACGCCCGATCCGCCACACCGCGCGCAAGGTCCGAACCGGCGCGGGGCTGTAACCGTCCAGGCGCGGCCTGTGCCTTGGCAAAGGTCACAGCGCATGGCGCCTCTCCCACCAGCGGAACAGGCGCCGCAGGGCGTAGGCCCGCGTCAGGCTGGCGACGAAGAACAGGACGCTCACGACCAGCGCGGGTGCGTCCCACAGCCCGATGGCCCGTAGCGCCGCCACAAGCGCCGCTGATACCCCTAGTCCCAGAATGGCGTTGGCCCATGCCTCGACTGCATCAATCGGCATCGCGCGCTCTCTCCGCGATCCGATACCAGCCCGCGCGCATCAACACCTCGCCGTCATCGTCCATGCGGTGCAGTTCGGCCTGCACGCGGTCGCGGGGCTGGTTCAGGTAGGTTGCGATTTCGTCGGCGGTCCAGGCGTTGCCGTTTCTCAGGAGAACCTTGATTGATTGTCTCATTTCGGAAGTCCCCAAAGGCTGGCCCCATCCCAATGCACGGGCTGATAGCGGACGATGTAGTTGTTCTGTGCCAGCCACGAAAGCACGCCCCCGATGCGGCGCGGCGTCGTGCCCAAGCGATCCGCGATTTCCGCCGCGCTGACAGCCTCGCCGGGCTTGAATGCGGCCAGGATGCGCTTGCGGTTCCGTTCGCGTTCCCGCTCGCGGGTTTGTTTGGCTGGGCCAACCGTGCGCCCCTTCGGCTCGCCGTAGCTGGACGGATTGACCAGACGGCGCATCCGGCGGTTTTCCTTGTCCGCGACGGATTGCAGGCCCGCCAGATATGCGGCTTGATCTCGACGCAGAACGGCGGTCTTCAGGTAGTTGTCAATCAATCGTCTTCCTCCAGATAGGCGCCCTGCGATAGC